GAGGCTCTCGAATTGCGAAAGCCAAAGCTCATCACTACTAACCGGTCGGGTCCGAATGGTCACGCCTTACTGGCGTGTCATTTAGATGCGGCCGCCTGGGTATTATCCCAGGATAGTAAGCAGTTAGAATCCTGGCTTATCGGGATTTGGCCTAAGGCAGGGGCAGAACTCTTTCAGAGAATCGTGTCACTTGGCAAACTTCGACTCTCATTGGCACCTATCACGACTAAGCTTGCGCTTGGTCGTGTCTTCCTCAAGCGAGAACCGGTGAAGAACCGGCTCTTTGCTGTCGGAGACTACTGGACGCAGGTAGCTGTCCGCCCTCTTCATGATTCACTGATGGATACTCTCAAGTCGATTGAAACCGACTGCACCTACGACCAAGGTCGTGGCGCTGAGAAAGTTCGTCAGTGGACTATGGAGGGGAGGGAGCTATGGTCTTATGACCTTTCTGCGGCCACAGATAGATTTCCAAGAAAGGCTCAGAGCGCCATGTTAGACTATCTCCTACGGAATTACCGGGTAACCAATCCTGGGGCTATCTGGTCAGCACTACTCACCTCTCGCAAGTACCTATACAATAACATTCCGTTAAAGTATAGTGCTGGACAACCAATGGGACTTCTGTCCTCTTGGGCTGCCTTCACACTCTGCCACCATACGATGGTACAGTGGGCAGCTCTCAAGTGTAACCATAAATCTCGATTTCGAGACTACGTTATGCTTGGCGACGACATCGTTATTGCTAACGGTGAAGTTGCTAGCGCCTACTTAGACTTAATCTCCTCTTTTGGAGTTAAGGTTAATAGGACTAAGAGCGTGCATGCGAAAGGAGGGGCGGAGTTTGCAAAACGAACTTTCGTCCAAGGAGAAGAGTTAACCAGATATCTCACTTGGCGGTCGTTCTCCACGAGCATAACATCCTCGGTGGCGATGTTCACTCTAATCAAGGAACTAGCCTTTAGGAGAGTAGCCGTTCCCTGGGAAAGGTTACTGGCAGTTGTGTTAGGGCCTCTCTCCGACCGTAAGAAAGTCGGAAAGAGTGTTCGTAACCTTCTAGTCGCTTTGATTGAGCCTGGTGGACCAATGGAGGAGTTTAGCTTATGGCGAGAGTCTTCTGGTCGTTCCCTCTCCGTCAAGGAGTGGGGTGACCTAGTGGGGGGATTGGGAAATCTCCCGTATCTTCACGAAGTGGAAGATACCAATGAAGCCACCGAAGGTCAGGCCAATGATGCCGATTTCCTGCCATTAGTCCATGCATCCTTGCGCCTTCGAAAAGCGCAAGGGTACAGACTACAATTGTTAGGGTGGGAGCTCGCAGAAACCCTTAAAGGGCAACTGGAGACCGTCCTAACCAGCGGCCTTCAGGAAACTGAGGTGAGACATGAGTCTGCTTCATATTCTAAGCGCCTGGAGCTTCCTTTACAGGTAAGTTCCTCACGTAAAGAGATGATGAAGACTCTCTCAGAGACGCATCCCGCTAGGGAGGTCCTTGAGGAAGGGTTAAACCCTTCTGTCTATACCACGGTGCCCCAACAATTGAGAGTTCTGACTACCAATGATACAGAAGCTCTCTTTCTAGCCTCGGACGACGTCCGGCACTCTGTCGATAGACAGAGGGCGGCCGTCTATGAGGTGGAAAGTGAGAAAGAACTATTCTTTTAACGGAGTAGTTCCCCTTCTGTTAGGTAGTAAGGATTCTCCTTCCTCTTGCTCTAGGCCCCACTGCTGAAGGACCTATGAGTGGGAATGTACCACGGTAACTACTAGGAATTAGGTCTCGGGAG